AGACCAGCCATTGTAAGAGCAGAAGCAACGTCAGCAGAGCAAAGGATGATGTTACCCTTTCCGCGGCGTGTGTCACGAGCAATTACGTTTGCATCACGTTCGATAGAGAACATGAGGCCTTTGAACTTCTCAACTGACCAGCGACCATTGGAGTCTGTATCAAGATCGAAAATACCAGCAGTAGAGGTGTTAATTGCGGCACCCTGCTTGGAGTTACGATAAACGGTACGAACTACCTCACGGTTAATTTCAGCAAGAATTTCTGAACTTAGGATGTTAGCAAGTTCAGTTTCAGCGTCGAGACCGTGAATGGCCTTCAAGTCCTGAGCAAGTTCCATTGTGTATTCTGCTTTGAGAGCCCGTGACTTTGCAGTTACGGTTGCCTTCTCAATGCTGAATGCCATCTCTGCAAAAGCATTTGAGGCGGAATCGCCAAGTGCTTCAGCAGCAGCTGTGGTCATGCCAGTACCTGTCTGGAAGTTGGTTGTTGTTAGCACTTTCAGTACGTCTGTACCTGTATGAGTACCTGCACCAGCAAATGTGGTGTCGGCTTCATTAAACAGAGCTTCTGTACCGGATTGTGATGTATAGCGAGCCTTCATCGCAAAGATAAGACCTGTAGGACCAGTCATTGGCTGGACGCCGCAGATATCATATGCGATTAGAGAAGGCATGGCACGGCGAACTAGCGAAATTAGGATTGGATCCCAATTTGCTACTGCCGAACCAGTTGCGTTTTGAGGTGCTGCTTCACGAAGGAACTCAGAGTCCTCTCGCATTGCACGCTCTTGGTTTTCTAGGATTACAGTTGTGACTGCCCGACGATAGCTATCCTTAATCTCGGGGAGATCGGGATGACCGAGTACTGGCTGCCACTTTTCCTGTAGGTGTTCCGTTTGAAACATTTTTTTTCTTCTCCCTATTTTGTGTGTAAACTTATTATGCTTCCGCTTTGTCACGGAGATGAGTCCGTGAAATTGCGGACATATAAGCAGCCATCGAGTCGGGCACAGCATCAAGATCGACGCTACCCTCATTTACAGGTGCTGCTGTATCATCATTGTTACTTGTTGGAGCTTTTGGAAAATATGACTCTTTGATTGTGTTGACTTTCTCACGAAAATCTTCCTCATTCTCATAGTTAATATTTTCTACTAGACCAGCAAATTTTTCTACTTCTGTATCTGCAAGATCAGAAGCTACATCTAAAAGAATTTCCTGCCTCTTCAAATCATCATTCTCTTTTGTTAGAACAATATTTCTTTCAATCTGTTCGCTCAACTTACCTTCAAGCTCATCGACCGTATCGGCCGCGGCATCAAGCATATCGAACTGCTCATCAGGAATAGCAATATTGTGCTCATCAAAGAGTGATTTAAGACCGGTGATAAAGCTCTCTGCGATTTCCGATTTCATCTTATGTTCTACGGCCATCTCATTCTTCTTCATCCATTCTTCTACAACATAGTTGAGATAGTCATCGACTTTCTCAGCCATTTCGTTTTTTGCTTCTTCAATTTCAGATTCGTATTTCGCTTTGTATGTTTCGTTAAGATGTTCAAGTTCTGAACGGAGCTTTGCACGAACAGCTGCTTCAAAGATTGTTGCAGCCTTCTTCTTAAACTCCTCTGAAAGTTCACCACCTTCAGTCAGGGCATTGACATCATCAGAAAGATCCATAGCAGAAACTCGATCTTCAATTGTTTCTTCTTCTACTTCTTCTGCCTCAGAAACAGTTTTAGTTGTTTCATTATCAGAAGTTTCATCCTCAGAGATAGCTTCAAGTTCTTCATCATCTTCTACTTCTTCCCGAGCGCCGGCCTTCATAGGACCACTACCATCACCGACTGCTTTTGGTGATGCGTCCGAAGGCTTACCTTTATCAGGAAGGTCTTTAGATTTTGAAGATTTTTTTGAAGCCTCTTTACCAGGATCAGAAGGAGCATCAGGAGAAACAACAGCAGGACCCATGTCTTGACGCTCACCAGGAACAACCTCAGCAGGTTGTGGAGGTAGAGCACCTTTCTTTGGGGCATCTGCAGCTACTTCGTCTAGTTGCGTATCATCTACAAATTCCTCTGCAGCAATCGCCTCTAGCTCTGTGTTGATATCTGTCATTGTTGGATAACTCCCTTGTTATTTATAGTATATAAGTTATTTATAATATTTAGATTTTAGACATAAAATCTTCAAAGATTTCTACAGCTTTTTCTTCTCTAGCCTGCCGTCTTGCGTACCTTCTGTCCAATTCTTCCTTATATACTTCAATATCCATTTCTTTAATTATGCCGTTATCCCAAACCCACTCTTTACCTTCCATAATACCTTCTACAAAAGCATTAGGGGCAGACGGATCTGCAACAATATCGGCCGCAGTTGCCAAATAAAAGTCATCTTTGACGACCTGCATATCTCTTTTGGGTTCTAGTGAACCCATACCTCTCGACGAAACGCCAAGTTTGGCACCTTCATCAATAAGATTCTTTACAATCTTTCCATATGGAGTATCCATAATTTTTGCTTCACCGATGAAATTTTTACCATCAGGATATAATTTGGTTATCATATGTGACACTCTTTCAAGATTAACTGTTGGGCCATCTGGATGACCTAGTTCACCAAAAGCACGCTTCTGATTAACATATTCTCTATTGTATCTTTTTACTTCACTTTCTAATACATTCATGGGGTACATACGATTGTTCCGATTTTTAACTTCGGCTTGCATGAACACACCTTTAATTCGGTAATTCTTTTTACCATCTTCTGTATCTTCGGTGATGTATTCTATTTCATCAACGTGTTCTGATATAAGTTTCATTTATTTTTCCTCTGACTCTTCCGGTTCTCCTGTAATACCAGTATCTACTGGTTCATGCGTAACATCAGGAGTAATATCATCGAAAGCTGTGCGAGCAAAATCTTGTTTTGATGTTGCCCAACCATCAGCTCTTTTAGCAGCTATGATTTCATCAAATGCACCATTGGCCGCGGAAAGATCACCTGTAGTTATGGAATCAACCATATCTTTTATTGTTTTAGACATAATAAAATTTCCTCATTTTTATATATTTATAAGTTTTAATAATTTGAACCTCCATTATCATTTGTAGGTTCATCGGCATCGTCTGGCCACATAGGTTCTTGTTCAACACCTCTAGTTGGATCACCAAATCCACCTTCAGGTCCACCAACACCATATCCAGCATCAGGATCTACCTGACCAGATTCTCTTTCACTTGCAATTTGATTATCAATTTCTTCTATTTCTTCAGGTGATTGTTTCAATACATTCTTTCTAATCCATTCTACAGAAAAATATGTACCGACATATTCACTAACTGCGGTTAATTGTTCAACTCTTTCCTTTAACAATTCCGCATCTTTTAATTCAAAGAAGTGATTATCATCATTAAAATTATAAATGATTTTTTCTTTTACAACATCCCAATCTTCAGGTGTCATAATACCTTTTAGAATTAATTGAGTTTTAAGTAGGTCTTGGAACAGACCGGTAAATCTTTTTCTAATTCTCTGAATGAATTTTGTAAACTTTATTTCATCTCTTGTAATCTCAGCTGAACGACCCATATTAAAACCACTGTCTGACATCAAACGAGATTGTGGAATATTCAATGAACGATAAAGTTTTTCTTTAAAATATTCTACATCAGCCATCTCTCCAAGATTTTGTCCACCTTGAAGTGTAGTAATTTCTGTACCTCGTCCACCTTCTCGCCGTGGTAACCAGAAATCTTCCAACATAGACATTTGGTTTCTGTCGTCTTTGACTTCACCAGTAGAACCATCATATACTACCTTATTGCGATAACGACTCATCACATCTTTGAGATAAGCTTCTGCTTTAGGTTTAGGTAGATTGCCTACATCAATATAGAAGATTCTCCGTTCTGGTGCTCGACTGATACGATAGATAACTGTCGCATCTTCCATCATGCGGAGTTGGTTTACAGGTTTGATAGCTTTATGTAAAAAACCATAAACTTGTTTTGTTGTTGGATTGAAAATACCTGAAGTAACATATGCAATACTGTCAGGAGAAACTTTAAGACCCTGTGAATTCTTTACACCGGGACCACTGATACCAGTAAGGCCAGGATAAACTCCCGCCTCATTATAGATAAAAAATTCCTGAACTCTTTTGATTAGTTCAAGACCTTCAGTTCTTTGGTTTTGATTAGATTTATCTTTTTCTACAAGACGAACTTTCTTGATAAATTTAGGATCAATATATCGAATCTCAGCAATACCTTTGCGAGATTGTTTCTCATCAACCATCTTGTGATAATATACTCTACCGTCAATATACCATCTCTTGAATATATCATGACCTTTATTCTTCCAATCTAAAAGACGGAGAATTTCGGTGAACTCATCATTAACTTTATTTTTAATAGACTTGGATAAGTCTGTTTGGTCAAGATCAAGTTTTACAGAGCAGTCTGTTTCATCTGCTGTAATAGACTCATTAATAATATCTTCTACTGCTAAATCACATTCTGGAGATTCAGCTGTAGTACGATATTTACGAATTAAATCCCAATCATGTTTTGCTGCCTTATCTAGGTTTACATACTGGCTAAAAAAACCAGCACCACCAGCAATATCTAGGGTACCTTCTTCGTCGGAAGGTGCGACGAAGGACTGAGCCTTCGTCGCTTCCTTCTTTCGTTTTATTTCATATCCAAATAATTCTGCCATACAACTATTTATACAACTTCGACAGAACTATTTTTTATATCATGGTCATAAAATTAAATCTCAATGTAACAGTAAATTCCATTACAGCGTCATTGGTATCATAGGCAAGATCAATTGCATCTACTGATTGAGGCCAAAGGTCAGCTAAGAAATACTGGGCGACCGCATTACCTGCACGATCTAGCTGTTTTATTGTACCACCACCGTAATAACTATTAGGATTAGCAGCACCTGTAGCTTCAGCTTCCATATGAGCTATGGAATGATTCCAAGTTTCAAAAGATCGTCTTAACTCCCAAGCCTGATCACTAAACACAGTAATCGTCCAAGCATCATATGTACGATCCCCAGCAATAAACACCTGTCTACCACGATAAGGCACAGCAACTTCACCCACAGTCATAGCCGGAATTTGAGTAGACCTACACATAAAAGTCATCTTCTGCTCTGGTACAGGAGACTTCCATATTGTAGCCTCAAATTGATTAGCTCGAGCGCCACCACCAGAGAGATTATTTACGAATGTATTTAAATTTGACATTTTTTATATCTCCCTTATGCTCTGCCAACAATTTCATTGAAATCAACACCCGAACGGGTTGCAATGAATGTTAGTGTTACAAAGTTAATTGATCGAGCTGGTTTAATATAAAAGTCAGCACGAAACTCGTTGTTATCAATAACCTGAGGTGTGTTATTTGTTTCATCACACACTGTCAAGAAATCGGTAATACCTCTACGAGCTTGTACATCCCTCAAGAAGGGATCTACCATTGCCTTAAAGTTATTTCTTGTGAATTCATCGTTGAACTCAAAGAGTACTGTACGAGCAGCAACTTTAATAGCCTCCTCAATAGTGAGGAAAAGTCTACGAACATTAATGCGACTAAATGCACTGTTACGATTAAGAGCTGTCTTATCACCAAATAGCATAGTACCTTCACCTGGGAATGTAACTACAGGATTGATACGGGCCCGATAAAGAATATCACGCTCTGTCTGTTTTGGATTATAAGCTAGTGATACTGCACCACGAATCTGACCTCGATTCATACCTGCAGGAGACCACCATGGATCTTCAACAGCATCAGTATAAGCACAAAGACCAGCCATATCACCATTAAGTGGGATCCAGCGATAAACATCATTATACTTATCATACATCTTTTTATAACCGCTGTCATATGCAACATAAGACGAACTACCTAGACCATTAAAAAAGCCTTCAATGTTAGTTGTCTGTGTATAAGACTGTGCAATATTCACAACATCAGATTGGTCGGCAGAAATAAACGCCATACAATCTTTGCGTTTTCCTACCAAGTCAGTCATAAAGACACCGTGAGTTGTTGCACCAGCATTATCAACAGAACTAGGACCAGAAATAAGAAGATTAACATCTTCTGTATCTGGATCACTAAATGCTTTAGTATAAGCAAGCTGTCTCTGTGCTTCAGTAGGTGCTACAGAACCACCAACACCACCTACCAAAGAATTACTGTGAACAATCGTTGTTGCTGCATCAAACGCACCAGCAGATGCAGCTGTTGTGCCCCAATCACTTACACCGGTCGGAAAAGCCGTCCAGTAAAGATAATTGGAACTATTATAAAGAACA